GTCGAATTGCTAATATAGTGCTCGTACCTTTTTCAATTGTTATTACATAAGGTAACGCAATGCCATCTTCACTATCACCATTTTCTAAATCAAGATTAACATGCATCTCAAGAATTTTATATCTGTCATCTTCTGTTGGATTGAAACCTAACTTCTCTGCAATTTTCTTTTCAGCTTCATCAATATCTAAGAATGGTTCACCTAAATCTACATCACGATAAAAACCTGCTACTTGTAGTTTATGTAATTCATTCTTTGTCTTGCGCATGACATGTGTAACACGCTCAGCTGTTTCTAAATTAGATGCACCATATGGAACTACAATGTCTTCGGCGGGAACATATATTGCCACTTGACGTTCAAGTGATGGATCGTAATAAACTTTTTTAAATGAGTTACCAGATAAACCCAAGCCCCATAACATGCGCTCATGTTCCGGACGATATTCTGGCATCATGTCCGTGAGCTGATAGTTCATATCGTCTTTTACACGTTCAGCTGCGTCTTCTTTTTCTCTTGTTTGTTTACCAATAATTTGAGTTTTAACTGGACCTGCTGCTGGAAACGTTTCCATCATAGTTTCAGCTTGGAACTTAACCAGCGCTTCTGTCATTAAGGGATGATATACATTACATGCGCCGGGCCACGGTTCTGTTCTATCTTCTACTTTTAAGCCTAGCAACTCTAAACCATCTACATAAGTCGTTAACCAATCTTTTCTTGAATTAATATCGGCATCATATTCGCCTATTAAATCACCGGACAACTCGGTCAACTGACCTTCATCCATATCTTCTGCTAAGTTAGCATTGAATTCATCATCAACTTCTTTACCTGGCAAAATAGTAATTTCCATACTACCATCATCTAATGTAACTGAATCTGGATTCTCAATTTCAATACTTAAATCTGGTTCGGCTTGTGCTAATTCTTCTAGGCCTTTAGGTGCTTGTGATAAACTTTTATCTATGTTGTTTGCCATATGTTATCCTTATATTGCATATAATCTGTTTCGAGAACTTTTAAATCCTGGTATGTCTTCAGCTTCATCACTAGGTAATCTTACAAATCCGCCTTGTCTATAGCGCATGAGTGCCATAGTAGTTGCATCAACTAAGTCATCATTAGCACCACTTGGAAAGTCATTACATTCTTCTATAACTTCTTTTGCCCAGCGTCGGTCTGGAGCCCATACTATACCACTTCTAAAGAGGTCTGACACTGCATTTACGCGCGATATCTTGTCTTGACCCTTTCCAGGCGTGAATTCACTAACAGGTACACCCATTCTTCTAAACTCTTGATATAGAGCTGCACCGTTAGATTTCTTTTCTACGATAAACGAATCAGGCTCCCAATCTTTATATTCTTCTAAAACTAATTCTTTTAATTCAGGAAACTCTAAACGTTTTTTAACTGCATTTAATAGTATTATATTATAGTTGTTGACTTCTTCATTAAAGAATACGCCCCAAGTTAATAGTGCATTATAGTCAGCCCTATTATTTGCTTCTTGAGCCGCGTCTAAAGTCATAATAGTAAATTCACAACTTGGTGGATCTTCTTTTTCCCATATCTTCCACCACTCTCTTTTAATTAGCGCTCCTTCTTCTGATACAGGATTCTGCATGTATTGTGAGTTCCAATACCTAACATCTAACGCTGCTTTCTTAGAAAGTAATTCATTTAAAGGCCAGAACTCAGGCCATAGTGATGCTAATTCACCTTGCTTATCTTCAATAATTGCTGGAAACTCTACTACTTCCCAATCATCTACTTCTTCATTCTTTACCATTTGATTAATGATCTCACCTGTTAAATCAAGTTTAGACCATCTCGTCATCACTACGATAATCGCACCACCAGGCATAAGACGTTGAAGAGGGCCAGACTGAAACCACTCCCAAGCAGGCTTAAATACATCAGCTCGTCCAAGCTTAGCATCCTGCTCAGAGTGTGGGTCATCAATGATAAACAAATCAGCCCCGCGACCAGCGAGGGCACCACCCACACCAATTGCAAAATATTCACCATTAAAATTCGTCCCCCATCTTGATGCTGACTTACTATCAGCTTGTAATTCTACTGCTGGAAAAATATCTTTATACGCGTCCGAACCCACCAAGTTACGAACTCTACGTCCAAAATTAACAGCGAGATCGGCAGTATGAGAAGCCATAATAACTTTTTTGTGAGGGTATTTGCCCAAAAACCATGCCGGCGCCAAGTACGATATAAGTTCTGATTTTCCGTGACGAGGTGCGATATTAACGATAACTCTTTTCTTTTCACCTTTGGCGATAGCCTCAAATATGTTCGCAAGTTTCCTATGATGTGCTCCTATCATGTACCCTGGATATACATGCTGTATAAAATCTAAAAACGTATCCTTACCATGTTTCTGAACCCAATTCTTTTTATAGACTCGTAACTTCTGAAGTGCCCGTACTTTCTGTTCATCTTTTAAATGTGGAAGCGCCTGTTCAAGAAGTGCTATATCTTGTGGGGTTATTTTATCCTCACTCATTGTCATCTATCACTTCTGCATCTATAGTCTGAGGAGGTTCTTTAATTAACCCTTTAGATTTAAATTCATTAAGCATAGATAGAAGCTCTTTCTCAACTTCCTCCATCGTCTCCAATTTGTGCGTAACTTCTGTCTTCTTCTTAAATGCATCAACCCCGTCAATGTCGCCTATACTTTTTAAAGCTGCGATCTTATCTTTGTCTGACTTTGCAGTTTCCGCCATCTTAACTAAGCTATTCACCACGTATAACTTGAAATCAGCTAGGTCTTTCACGATCATATGGTTTGACTGAGCAACTAAGCCTGCAAGAAAAGCTAAGGTCTCATTAGGATAGTTACCAAACTCAGGTCGTAAATCAGGGTTAGTCATCATTTCACTTGCTAGCTTCCTAGCTTCCGCCACGTTTTCCTCGGTGGGTTCTATGTTCTCACCTTTTAAGTCTGATACTAACTTAATTGTCTTGGCTCTCATGTTGATTTCTTCAGCTACACTTAGATTTGGCATAGCTTCTGACGCTGAACTAGGTAAAATAATGTCCTCTTCGATGTGAGGAACGATGATAACGTGGTTGGAACCACTATCAGATTGATTTTGTTGGGTATTTTGTACGGTCATGTGTCGCTGATTACACCTTTTGATTAAATTTGCAGCAATTCTTGTAATATATACGTTATTAATAGGTCAGACAATACTAATTTTGTTAGAATTATATAAAAGGAGATAAGAATATGGAATTAATTGGCTTTACTGACCCCGGTGTGATCTATTTTTTATTATCAATATTTATTTAGATGACTCACACGACGCTAACTAAGAAGAACCTAGAGATTCTATATAACATGGCATGTCAAATGGCGCCTTTTAATAAGCTTCCCATGCCTAAGTCTTCTAAAGTTAGATTCAAAGTAATTAAAAACCCTAATATATATGGTTGCTTTGATGAGCATGAGATGGAAATTCAAATAAGCTCTAACGCTTGTGGGCACTTCACTACTATATTCCAAACTCTTCTTCATGAAATGGTACACTTAGCTCTCTATGTTCGTGGCGATGAAGACTTCCATGAGCACGGTCCTAAATTCCTTCGTATTAAAAACGTCTACTCCGAGTTATACAACTTCGATCCCAAAGCAATCTAGTTTTCATTCATTATTGCATTTTTATGGTTTTGAGTGAAAACGTTTTTGCCTGCCAAACAGATAAAATTTAAAAATACAGGCAAATATTTACAATACCTGAACCAAAACTTTACAAATTTTTTATAAAAATTTTTTTGAAATGCCTTTTACTTTTGATAGGGGGTGGGTTTCTATATAGAAGACAAGGACTCATTAGGCGAGAGAGAAGTATTACTGAGAGGAGAGACCCAATAAATCCTTGTCAGTTCCTATTATATACAAAAGTTTTGAATTTTTGCTAGCTATTTGTGCAGGTCTTAGTGTAGGTTTGTTTTTTGGGACTCCTAAACCACGTTGGGCTATGCCCCTATGGGTAGGGTTCGACATTTGCCGAATTGACAAAATCCAACCATGTGTCATTATTTGGTTACGGGGCAATTAAGCCACGTATTTTATAGGAGTATTACAAAATGGCTACATTAAATAAATCAGTAGTAAATGTTTTAACAGGTAAGTTTGACGCTAACGTGGTTCGTAACATTGGCTCTAAAGCTAGTGAGGCTCTACTCGGTATCGATACCATTAAGGGTTTGGCTTTATCACTTGGCGAAATGTTAGTAGAGCCTAGCCAATATAAGACGCCGAAAGCGTTACCTGTGGTTATGTATCAACCCTTGGCGGAAGGCATAGCGTTTCAATATTCATCTAAAAAAGGTGACGTGGAAAAGTATTTCACCAAGCAAGGCGAGAATTGGCTCATTTCGACTTTTGTCGAATTCGAAAAGTTTAAGGGCGAAAAGCATCATGCAAGTGTCGCATGGCTCATGGCTACTGACTTAGGCAAGTATGAAAAAGCTAACCCAGCTAAAGCTCAAATAACGGCGATAATGAAACCTGTTAAAACGGCTTTAATTAAGAATAGTGTGAATAAAACTATTTCAAGAATGTTAGCTGTATTTAAGCCCGAAACCGAACCTAAAGCACCTGTTTTAGATTTGGCGAAAGTAGCTAAAAACGCAATCGATAAAGCCGAACTTATCGACAATGAAAACCCTGTCTTACTTACCAAGCTATTCGAAAAATTAATAGCCGAGTATAATTTAAGACGTGATAATGGTAAGATGGCTACCGAATAAAGCCACCACGTATTAATCTCATAAGCCACGTTATAACCTAGCGTGGCTTTTTTTTGCCCTGTGAAAACGTGGTTTCAACTTTTTTTGAAACCAGTTATAGAAACCAGTTCCTTATAGATACCAGTTCTCATAAGCCTAAGCGTAAGCCTAGGTTCATGTTTTGTATTGCGTGGTTCATAAATCGGTTCATGTTTTAAAAGTCTAAGTCTTTGATTATTAGGGAAGGTTCATAAGTTCATGCTTTCGTAGCATAGGGGGCGAAGGTGGAAGTTTTAGACGTCGTTTGACTGAGAACATGCTATGCAATATCCAAAAGTCAAAACCCCCCTCACTATTCGAAAATGGCATGAACCATGAACTTGCCTATTTTTTAATCAATAATAATAATATAATATAATATATAATATATAATAAATACAATAACTTACGCACTTTCTAATTTTTTCAAAAAGCTCGGTTCATGGTTCAATATGTAAAGTAGAGGGTTTTTGAACCATGAACCACGTTCCACTCCATTTTTACCACGTTATCACTTCGACAAAAGTCGAATTACGTCACCCAAAACCACGTTCTAATTCCATGAACCAAGAACTATCACGTAAGACTATTTTATACGAGGGTATTGACTTTATTGTAAAGTAGTGGTATAATAGTATTTGAATGGGGCAGTCTAGCTATATGTTTGGTTATGTATTTAGTGTGTAGCTTGTATTACCCTGTTCGGTTCGACATATGTCGAATTAAACTAATAGCAGGCATACAAAGGAGAGAAGAAATGGCAATTCAAAATCATAGCAATAATAAAAAGCTTAAAGACTATATCTTTAATTACAACAGGGAAGTCATGTTAAGTGAGTATATATCAATCCCTAAAGCAAGACTCAGACGTCTAATCATTACCGAAGTTATAGCGTGGGGTATTGCGGGGTTTATCTTAATCGTTTCAGTTCTTCGTTAATTCGACATATG